AAGGGCACAGGATATGACACAAGCGAGGCGAATGTACGCCTTATCCGCATTATTCTGTCTGTTCTCAGGTGGCCCTATTCATTAAAGATAGAGTTAACCAAGAAGCAGGCTACGGAAGCCTTAGACAAGTTTTCGTCGGAGATTACTAAGCCTATCTACCCAAATGGTAGTGACGGTATAAATAATTTTATCCGAGAATACGTGACGGATAGGCTACCGAACAGCACCTCACAATCCGATCTTTATGATAGGATTATGTGTGATGTACGTTTTGCTCCTTCGAGGAGGACGTACAAAAGCGGTCGTCCGGGTTACCCAAACGAATCACGGGTGCCCTGGCAATTAGGATATTCCGTTGCTGAATATGGCAACGATGTCTTTTTATACCGAGGGGCTGTAGGAAGGGCTGTTGCCCTTGGTGAGAAGGCCGGAAAGACGAGGCTAATAACCTCATATGACGGGTCAATCAACTCATCGAACCTATATGAAAAGGTAAGGAACTTCCTGGATTTAATTCCCCAGGATTGTTCGGCAGACCAGTCAAAAGGTCACAAAAAAGCTAGGTTGATGTCTATGAAGCTTAATAGCTCAATTCACACCGGCTCGGGGCCAATATATTCTGTCGATTTATCCTCCTTTACTGACAACATCTCTTTATCGTCCATTAGGGCGGTATTAAGAGCATTGAACGCGGCCGATTTTCAGCAGGTGATTACCTCCCCCATTCTTTGTAATGGTAAGGAGATTGTCCCTCTTCATCCCTTAATGGGACTAAGGGGCACCTTCGAGATTTCCTCGATTGTTCACCATTCTTTAGTCGGTTACATGCCAGAGTGCATTGCTTCTGATGGCAATGACCTGGAATACATCATGTGCGGCGACGATCTCACTTTTATTTCGTCTCAGGGTGAAAAACCCCTGGACCAATATCGTTTGATCGCGGGCATGGCAGGATTGGTTTTGAATGAATCAAAAACTGTCTGCTCTCACACGACGTGTGTGTTTTGTGGTGAAGTATATTTTATGGGGGTCGAAGTATCCCCTATTACACCACCTATATACACCCTTACGTCCACCTTTCATGATTTTATACAATCAGGTGGAGCCTTCCTAGAAACTTCGAAGAAGGTCTCAAAAGGTGTCGTTAAAGCATCAGTACATCTTTTAAAGAGGTGTGCTGCGTACTTCCGTGGACTTTACGTCCCCTGGTACCTTCCTAAGAAATTAGGAGGCATCGGTGTAGGGAGCGAAAAATCGCTTATCAGCACGCTTGAGCCTATTAGGAATCGTGTCTTTGTCCGTTTTAATATGGACGAGGAACCCGTTTTCGAGGTGATCTCGCGGTTTTTTCCATTTACGGATATAGACCGCGTACCACGTCTACCTTGGACTCGGAGTTTGTTAATCTCCGGATACACAACTCGGTTTCGTCGTGCGTCGCGTCGTTCGGATACTAATAGTGATACACC